TATTGAAAACCCAGAAGACATACTTCATCAATATTAACATAGGAGGAAACTATGCAAGTAGAAGAAAACAAGACAGTTGACATTGATACTTCCGGCCCAGATACTGAGGTCGAATTAAAAGAAGATCAAACAACTAATATTGCTCCAGTTGAAGAAACTGAAGCACCTGTAGTTGCTGAGAATCAAGAAGCCAGCAGCGAGCCACAAGAGGCTGGCGGCGAGCAGCAAGAGGCTACGAAGAAAGAAGAAAAGAAAGAAGAATTAGAAGATTATAGTAGAGACGTTCAAAGAAGAATAGCAAAGTTAACTAAAAAATGGAGAGAAGCGGAAAGACAAAGAGACGAGGCTTTGTCATTTGCAAAATCTCAAAAAGAACAAAGAGAAACTTTGCTACAAAAATTTTCTTCTGTTGAAGAAGCAGGTGTTAAAGATAGAGAGGCAATGATTCAAGCTGGTTTATCTGCCGCACAAGCTAAACTTGCAGCAGCGAGAGAGTCTGAAAATTTACAGGCTGAAGTTGATGCAAACAAAGAAATAGCTAGACTTGGATTTGAGGAAGCAAGACTTATGGAGGCTAAAAATATTGCTGAACAAAAAGCAAAAGAGCCAAAACAAGACAAGCAAATTCCAAATTTCCAACAACAAAAACAGGAGAGTATCCAAGCAGATCCAAAAGCTGAAGCATGGGGAGCAAAAAACCTATGGTTTGGTAAAAATACTGCAATGACATATACGGCTTTTGACTTACATAAAAAGCTTGTAGATGACGAAGGATATGACCCATCTTCCGATGAATATTATTCGGAGCTTGATAAGAGAATAAGGGTTGAATTTCCGCAAAAGTTTGCTAATAATGAAACTAAGGCGGAAGAAACCACGGCTAAGCCTGTGCAACAAGTAGCGTCAGCGACGCGAAGCACAAAGACAAGCCGCAAAACTGTGAGACTCACACCTTCTCAAGTTGCAATCGCTAAAAAATTAGGCGTGCCATTGGAAGAATATGCGAAACAATTAAAACTCACGAAGGAGGCATAAGCATATGAGCGAAGAAAACAAAAAAACCCCTCGTGCGAGCCAAACTAGGGAAAAACAATCCAAACCCAAAGTATGGACTCCACCGTCTGCTTTAGACGCACCCCCAGCGCCAAATGGATTTAGGCATAGATGGGTAAGAGCTGAAAGTCTTGGATTTCAAGACACAAAAAATGTGTCAGGAAGAATAAGACAAGGATACGAATTAGTTAGATCTGATGAATATCCAGATAGTGATTATCCAATTGTCGAAGATGGAAAATACGCAGGAGTGATCGGAGTAGGTGGCCTTGTGCTGACAAGGGTACCGGAAGAGGTCGCACAACAAAGACAAGCTTATTATGCGAAACAATCGCAAGAGCAAGTCGAAGCTTTAGACAACGACCTTATGAAGGAACAGCATAGTAGTATGCCAATCAATATTGATAGGCAGACTCGTGTAACTTTCGGTGGATCAAAGAAAAATTAATTTTTTAGCGATTCCCTGGATAAACTTTAATAAGGAGAAAACTATATGGCAAACAAAGACGCACCTTTTGGTATGAAGCCAATTGGAAAAGTCGGTCAAAATAGAGATAACCAAGGTTTATCCGAGTATGATATTGCAGCTTCTGCAACAGCGATCTATTTTCAAGATCCAGTGACAATGGTAAATACTGGAACAATTGGAGTAGCCGCAGCAGGTAACTCTTTACTCGGTGTACTGACAGGTATCTTTTTTACCGACGCATCAACAAGCAAGCCAACCTTTGCAAATCACTTAGACGCATCTAATGCGGCGACTGATATCAAAGGATTCATTACGGATGATCCGTATGAAAGGTTTGAAATACAATCAAATAATAGTGGAGCTTCTGCAACAACTGATATCTTCAATGTGGCTGATATCGTGTATGCTGCAGGTTCATCACCAGATTACGTATCTCAAGTAGAGTTAAATGACTCAACTTTAGCTGCGGGATCTTCTGCAACATTGCAGATTCTTGGTCTTTCAAAAGATCCAGATAACAGTGATGTAGGTTCTGCGAATGTCAACTGGGTCGTTAGAATTAACGAGCATCTGTTAGACATGAATACAAACGGCGTATAATAGGAGGATACAACTATGGCCATTTCTAGAGGACAACTAGTCAAAGAACTAGAGCCAGGTTTGAATGCCCTATTCGGCCTGGAGTATAAACAGTATGAAAATCAACATGCTGAAATATACACAACTGAAACTTCAGACAGAGCGTTTGAAGAAGAAGTTATGTTATCAGGATTTGCATCAGCGCAAGTCAAAGCTGAGGGATCTGGTGTTTCTTTTGACAATGCTCAAGAGACTTTCACTGCAAGATACACTCACGAGACAATCGCTCTTGCATTCTCGATAACTGAAGAAGCTATTGAAGATAACTTGTATGACAGACTCGCGTCTAGATATACAAAAGCGTTAGCGCGTTCAATGGCACAAACAAAACAAGTTAAAGCAGTTAACCCACTAAACAATGGATTGCCAAGTGTTTCTACAAACAACTTTCAATCCGGCGATGGTGTGAATTTATTCAGTACGTCTCACCCGACAGTTGCTGGTACATTCAAAAACACTTTAACTACTCAAGCTGACTTAAACGAAACTTCATTAGAGCAATCAATGATTGACATTGCTGCGCTTACTGATGAAAGAGGTTTAAAAATTGCTGCTAGAGGCGTGAAAATGATCGTTCCAAGTGAAAACCAATTCACTGCGGAGAGATTAATGAAGTCTCAAGGTAGAACAGCTACAGCTGATAATGATATCAATGCAATCGTATCTATGGGTATGGTTCCGCAAGGATACAGAGTGAACAATTTCTTAACTGACACTGATTCATTCTACATTATCACTGACGTGCCAAATGGTATGAAGATGTTTGACAGAGCACCTATTAAGACTGCTATGGAAGGCGACTTTGATACTGGTAACGTAAGATACAAAGCTAGAGAAAGATACTCTTTTGGAGTTTCTGATCCTAGAGGTATCTTCGGTGTTGAAGGTGCATAATCTTTAACGATTTTTGGGGTCAGACACAATCTGGCCCCAATTAAAAATTAGAAAGGAAAAATGACTTCAAAGTACAAAATCAAAATATTTACCAAAAAATTACAAACAGAATTTATTTTAGAGACTACAAGTTCCATGATTATCATGTCTCAAGTTCATAAAGAAATAATTGACTTTCTAGGAAAAAACACTATAAAATGGGAGCCGAACAAGCTTAATTACAATGGTAAAAGCGAGTTCTATATAACCTATGAGGAGGTTAATGATGGCTCAAGACAACATGGTGTTGTTCGCGAGGAAGATCCACTTCGAGTCTAGATGGAACGAATTGTATCTTAAAAACGGCGGAATGGTAACACCAGAAATGTCAGCTCTAGGAGATCAAATCAAAAAAGTAATTAGACAGATTTTGAAAAACCAAGAGCAACCAAAGAAGAATCCACAGGATCTAGAGTACCACAACTACGCTAGTTAACTAGGGATCTATCTTTTTTTAAAAGTGGAAACACTTGCTAAGGGGAGCTTTCTGCTATATAAAAATCTTACTATACATTATTAAATTGACATGGACGCGTATAGTCGACGGCCTAGAGACCATGTTAATTAAACTAGGAGGATAATAATATGGCACAAACTACATTTTCAGGACCAGTAAAATCTTTAAGAGGATTCGTTACTGCAGGACCTGACGCGGTTGTAAACATCACAGCGGAAACTACTTTAACTTTTGCTGCTCACGCAGGTAAAGTGATTAAAGTAAATGATGCAGATGGTGCAATCACACTTCCAACAATCAAAGCAGATAGCAAAGGTGGATCAGCTGGATCTGACGATCCTAACGCAAATAATCAATTAGGTGCGGTTTACAAATTTTTTGTAGGCACAGATTGTTCAGATTGCGATATCAAAACTGATGGAACTGACAAATTTGTTGGTCACGCAACTGTTGTTAACGTTGCAGATGGAACTAATAATACATTTGCACCAGCATCATCAAACGATGTTATCAGCATGAATGGCGGAACTACAGGTGGAGATAAAGGTAGCACGGTTACAATTACTGCACTTGAAGACAACGTATATTTAGTAGAAGCTGTGTTGATCGGTACAGGTACTGAAGCAACACCTTTTGCAGATAGTTAATAATTAAGGAGCTCCTTCGGGAGCTCCTAAAAACAGGAGACGAACATGGCATATATGGGTGACGTAAAGGCAAAAACCTTTCAACCACAATCTGCAAGCACAACTAAAATTGCAGCTGCTGCAACTTTAAGTGAAGCTGGAGATATGACTTTGACTGGAAGTGCAGTAAACGATGGCTCTAATATGGCCAGCACAGTTACTTTAACTTCTACAGGAAATATTTCTGGAGTTAATTTTACAATAACTGGAACAGATGCAAATGGTAGTGCGGCAAGTGAGGTAATCGCTGGGCCAAATAATACCACGGTAACTACAACAGCAGCTTTCTTAACTGTAACTCAAGTTGCAGCTAATGCTGCGGTATCTACAAATACTTCAGTAGGTTACACAGCTACAACAACTGGACAAGGAATTATTTTTGCAGGAGCTACAAGAATTAGAGGTATGCTTGCAGCAAATGTTGCAGTGGCTGGATTATTAGAGTTTAAAGACGGATCACAAACAGGAGATACTTTATTTTCAATTGTTACAACTAGCGGAACAGGTAATATTAATACAAATATTCCACAAGATGGTATTCTTTTTAGAAATGGTGCTTTTCTTGATATGCAAGCTACTCAAGTTGTAGATGGTTTGACCGTTCTTTTTGACGGATAGGAGATTTAAGTGGCAAACACAACTTCTGGCACACACGTATTTGACAAAAATTTTTCTATTGATGAGATCATAGAGGAAGGTTACGAAAGAATTGGAATGTCAGGAGTATCTGGCTACCAGTTAAAAAGTGCTAGACGATCTTTAAACATTATGTTTCAAGAGTGGGCTAATCGTGGTTTGCACTATTGGGAAGTTGCAAATAATTCAATTACGTTAGTTGCTGATCAAGCAGTTTACACCATGTTTAGATCCACAGGTGATGGCACATCTGATGCTACTGCGGTTTATGGTGTAGATGATGTTTTAGAAGCTTCTTTTAGAAATGCATCAAATGTTGATACACCGCTTACAAAGATAAATAGATCCGCTTATCAAGCTTTATCAAATAAAACTGATACGGGTCAACCTACACAATATTTTGTTCAGAGGTTTATTGATAAAGTTACTATAACTTTATATCTAACTCCTGGAACCAGTGAAGCAGGTAAATTTATAAATTATTATTATGTTAAAAGAATACAAGATGTGGGTGATTATACTAATGCTACTGATGTGCCTTACCGATTTGTTCCTTGCATGTCTTCTGGTTTGGCTTATTATTTGTCTATTAAGTACGC